CAATGGTGGATGCTAAGAAGCAAATGCTTGAGGTTTACGGCACTTTAGAGGAGAATGGTACACTAACACTATCCGAGACAAACGAAGACGTTATAGCCTCTGTAAATAAGGATTTAAACGACTTCTATGCTAAATCAGATGAGTTTAGTGTAATTAAGGATAAAATCAACATAAAAGATATAAAGCATCTTAGGATAAAGCCAAGTTTTTTGGTTCTCTTTGATAAATATCTAGACGGTTTAGAAGAATATGAATGATAGTACTAAAGATGTAAGGGCATATATTTATGGGTTATTAGATGATAATATAATCTATGATGCTAGTGCAGTCCCCGTAGTGGCTAAAGCTACAGACCAAACTACATATCCCTTCATTGTTGTACAAGCAACGGGATTGGTTGACGATCCGTTGAAAGATAGATTTGGGGGTGTGTATGAGGTGCAAGTCCAAGTACACACCAAATACCCATTAAACTATGGAGGGCAAGATGATTGCGATGATATATCCAATTTAATACTCCAACAGATAAGAGTTAGAAATGCTACATCAGATTTTGGTGCTGACACAATGTATATATTTAAACAGACCACCCAACGGTATTTAGATGATGATGATGGGCAATACGAATATTTTACTAAAATATTAGTGTTTGAGGCAAATGTGATAAGTAATGCTTAATGGAAGTTTATTTGTTTTATATCTTGATGACGATCAACTTCTACTTTCAAAATCCAATAATATATCATTTAGTGGTGAAACACATGACATATCTACTAAAATACCGATCATAGTATCATCTGATACTAGTTACTATTGGGAGGCTGCAAATACAAATTGGGAGTCATCTAATTTCACTTGGGATCAAACTTTATATCAGACTGCCCATTCGGGATGGAGGGATATAATGATGGGAATAAGATCGGGTAGTTTTTCTGCTGATGGATTATTAGAGATTAAATCAGAGGGTCTTTTTTGGGAAGAAACAAATCATTATTGGGATTCTTATAATATTAATTGGGAGAATGCTCCTAAAATACAAAGCGTTTCATCTGTTTTAGACCAATACCTAATAGAAAGAACTAAATTAAAGTTTGATTTAGTAAGTGATGGAGTTGCTTATTTTAGTGGATATTGCTATGTTAATCAATATGAGGTAATAGCAAACAATGAGGATGTTCTCTCTTATAACGCAGATTTTAATATTACGGGGGTTACTGAGTAATAATATTCTTTTTTTTATTTATCTTTGAGTAAAATATTAAAAAATGAGTGTAATCAACGGAACTGAACTAACTTTATATGTACCTAATAACGATGCATCCGCAACTGCTGATACTTGGATAGCTGTAGCATTATCAAAGTCTTCAAGTTTATCTATTTCGGGAGAAAACCCCGATATATCTACAAAGTCAAGTGAGGGATGGACTGAAGTAATCGGTGGTCAGAAGAGTTGGAGTATAGACTTTGAAAGTATGGTTGATCTTTCACTTACCGCAGAAGCATCGGGTACTGCTCAAACTAATACGGGTATACTTACCTTGTGGACATATTTTTCTCAAAGAGCAAAACTAAAAGTAGCTTGGGGACAAGGAGGTAACTTTTGGTATGGTTTCGCATACATAAGTTCTTTAGACCAAAGTGCAGAGGTAGAACAACCGGTTAGTTTTAGTGGTAATCTAGTTGGAAGTGGAGTACTTGCTTTAGGAACTTCAAATCCTCCAACATTTGCAACACCTTAAATCATTAATTAAACAATAATTTTATGGCAACAAACAAACACAGAGGCACTTGTCTAATAGACATTGGTGGAAAAAAAAGAGGACTAGTCTTCAATATGAATACTTATGCAATATTTTGTGAAGGTATGGATGTTGAATTATCTCAAATAGAAGAAGCCTTTAATGGTAAAAAACAAGCTAAAGCATTCTGTTGGCTATTGTATGCTGGATGCGTGGCATATGATGAGAAGAGTAGTGTTTCTATAGATTACACTATTCATGAGTTCTACGATTGGGCAATGGATATCTCAGAGGATGATTCCGCAAAAGTGATGAATACAATGATAGGTTCTAGAGATTTAAAGAACGACAAGAACAACGGATTATCTAGAAATGTTGTAGAATCCAACAAAAGCGATTCAAAAAAAAATTAGTTACATGGGATGATATACTAGACCAAGCAATTGGTACTCTAGGAATATCTCCCGATATCTTTTGGAACATGACTTGGTCAGACTTTTTAAGGTCTATTGAGTCATGGGTTCATAATCATAATCAGCATTGGGATAGAACAAGGTACTTAGCTACTTTGACTATCAATTGCTCTTTTGGTAACAAGAAAAGAATATCTCCAAAAGACCTATTTAAACTTCCTCACGACAATGCTGACGAAAAGAAAACCCCTCTACCTACTCACGAAGAGATAAAATCTATTATTGGCAAGGCAGTAAAATTACCTATATAATATTAGTTAAATTTGTGTTATGGCATTAGGAGACAATAAATTATCAGTTTTCGTTTCACTCAGAGCGGAACAATTTCAGAAAGGAATAAAGAAAGTACAATCGGGTTTTAAGACATTAAACAGAACTATTGGTGCTTTTTCAACTGCTTTTGTTGGTCAACAAATATTTCAATTATCAAAACAATTTGCCGATGCTGCTGGTGAGATGGAAACCGTTGAGCGTAGTTTTGCTAGGTCTTTTGCTGGAATATCTAGTTCTGTTGAAACTGAGTTAGGTAAATTAGCTGACTCACTTAATAGAAATGAGACACAACTCAAAAAAGGAGCGGTTTCTTTTAACGCATTCTTTAGTGGATTAGGTTTTGTAAGTAAAGAGGCTGCTAATATGTCTGTTAAAATGCAGACATTGTCTTTAGATTTAGCCTCATTTTTTGGTATAGCAGATTCAAATGCACAAAAAAGATTTTTATCCGCATTAGCTGGTTCTCCCGAAGTTTTAGATCAATTTGGTATTAACTTAAAACAATCAGCTTTACAATTAGAATTGTATAGGATGGGTTTAACCTCAACCGTACAAAACACTAGCGAGGTAATAAAAACACAAGCAAGGCTTAATATAATAATGCAAGCCATGACTGATTCGGGTATTATTGGAGATGCAGCTAGAGGATTAGATACCTATCAAGGTCAATTAAAGCAATTTGATGCTGCTTGGATTACTTTTTCTGAATCAATGGGTACGGTAGTTATACCAGCTATAGTAGCAACACTATCAGCAATAAGTAAATTATTTAAGGCTTTTGTAAGATTTAAAGAATTACTTAAAGGTGATAAACTTACCGAGGAAAGTGCGTTACAAAGAAGCGGTAGACTTAAGGAAGAATTAAAACTCCTTAAAGAAAAGTATACTTTAACTGAATTAATAGCAGATGCTACTCCTAAAGTTGAGAAAAAAACTCCAAAGCAAACAAAAGAAGCTGAAGAAGCGGTTAGAAAAATTCCCGTTGGTGAAACGCTAATTAAAAGTCAACAAAGAATACTAACAAAAGAAGAAATTACAGACTTACTTGTATTAAATAAACTAATTAAAAATGCTAATGAACTAAAGAAAAAAATGAACGATGTCGGTATTGAAACAAAAAATATCTCTAAGGATATATTGCGTTTGACCGATATAAAGAGGGTGCTTGATGTTAAAGTGGCTGATCAACTTAAAGAAGAAAAAACAATAAAAGATGGGATTTTAAAAGGCATAGAATCAGAAATAGACCTTATAGATAATAAAAAGAAACTTAAAGAGGAATTAAATTCATTAAGTCAATTAAGCGCAATTGAACTTGGAGGGATGGCTCATGAGCAAGCCTTACTATATGATTTAGAATTGAAAAGAAATGATCTTACGGGAACATCGTTAGATAAATTAGCTGAAATAAAAAAGTTTTATGAGATTCTAGTTAATTTATCTAATAGGATTAAGCCACCTCCAACGGGAGCTACAACGGGTTCAGTTGATATACTTTCAAAACAAGTAAATATGAAGACGGGTCACGTAATGGGGTCTGATGTGGCGCAAGATAATCTTAAAAAGATGGGTCTTGAAATAAAACAAAGCACCATAGATGGTATTCTTCGTAAAAATAGTGACAGAATTTCATCTATTGGGATAAGTGGTAAAGAAGATTTAAAGAAAGCTGGTGAAAAAATGAAAGAAGGTGGTCTTACAATTATTGATATTTTAAGACCAATAACAGATGCTATGGCTGATGTTTGGTCAGAAATATTAACTCCTCCCGATGATACTATTAGTAAAGAAGAGCAAAAAGAAAAAACAATGGCTGCTTTTGCTGGAATAATAGTTGGTTTAGGACAAGCATTATTTTCTTTAGGAACGGGTGCTTTATTAGCTAGTAAAGGGTTTGAAGAAGCTATAAAAGGTAATGTTCCAGCAGCACTTGCAATGATAGCTGGAGGTAGTGCTTTAATAGCAATAGGTAAGGGACAATTACAAAAAGTAAAGAGAAGTGCAGCAGCAAGAGAAAGTGCAACGGGAGGGGGTGCAAATGATGGTAGCAATGGTAATAGCATGGCTAGTTTTCTTAAAGCAATTCAAGGAGAACAAACATTTAGGATAAATGGTGCTGATTTAGTTAGTGTGGTGGGTAGACAAAATAATTTTACAAATGCAATAGGGGGATAAAGTATGGCAATATATAGAAATAAATACACATTAGAATTTGATGATGTTATAGAAGGAGAATTTAATGATTATAGACTAGAGATAAATAAAAAAGTAGTAGAAACAACAACTAATAATGTTACTATTGGAGCAATTAATAATAGTGGTGAAACTATAAATCAATTTGATCCCGTAAGAGTTGTATCGGGTGAAGTTGTAAGATCAAAAGCATCTGTAAGCAGTAGTATGCCAAGTACGGGTATAGCAACTACAGCCATAGCTAGTGGTGGTACTACACCTAATGGTATTTTGGTATCGGGTGTTCTTGAAGGAATACCCTCACAAGTAATTGGGTATGATTATTATGTTGGAATAAATGGAGGAACTACCAATACTGCACCAACGGGTACTAATATTGTACAAAGAATAGCAGTACAAGTAGCAAATAATTCTGCTGCTCTATTAGATGTAACACAAGAATTAACGGGATCGGGAGAACCTATAAAACTAACCTATGAGGGTGATGATATTTTTAAACCAATTAGGGCAAGTTATTTAGATATTGATTTTGTTAAGGTAAATGATTCAGACAATTATGATGATTTATTCTTAGCTGAAAACGATACGTTTCAAGTATTATTATATAAAAATTCAAGTATATTTTGGCAAGGTTGGGTGGGTTCTCAGTACATATCAGAACCATTTATTTCTGCACCCTATAATATAACCATTAAGGCATATGATGGCTTGCATTTATTAAAAGAATTAAGTTATATAACACAACCCGAATGTGCAAGATTTTTGGATGCTAGTGCAACTTATCAAGTTGATAGATGGGGTTATCAGCAGTTTAATAGAGTAATAGAAAAGATGCTTTATTTTACGGGATTAACTACTATTTCAAATCACGTATACTATGCCGTAAACATGAAATCTACAAGTCAAACGGATTACGATGATTTTGATAGATATAATAGAATACATCATCACACTTACTTAGTTGAGGAGGGAAGATCAAAAACAATGACTAAGGTTCTTGAGGATATATTAACGGGTTTAGGGTTAATTATATATCAAAGAGATGCGAAATGGTGTATTGTAAAACCCTCTGATTTAACTCTTGCAACTACCAAAAATGATTGTATAAAAACATCTAGTTGGATCGATGAATCAACTACTAACCAAAGTTACTCAACAAGTGTTAGGAATACAGATATATCATCTAGTTTTTATAGTGATGATGTACCATATAAGCAAATTGATGGTGCTGCAAACATGACCTTGCAATTCCCATTAAAAAGAGTAACAATAAAAGATGAATCTAATAGTAATGGGTTAATAGGTACATTTGGTTTAGATGAAATAATAGATACAACTAGTAATGGATTTAATGATTGGACTAGTAATGATGCGGATGCTACAGAAGTAGTTGTTTTTAAATATTCTGATCCAAATATACCGATTGAAGGGCAAAGTGATTATCAATCCTACATGGAGATTGATTTAGCATCAACGGGTGCAGTTATAAATGGTGAGTCTGATGATCCACATTTAATTAATGGTGAAGACAAAACAAATATTACAACAAATAACTCATTGCCAGCATTTAAGTTAAAGTTTAAGATGAGAGTTTTGGCTGCTGGAGTAACAAGTAATGATGAGTTAAGGGTATTGATATCCCCTAGATTAACTAGAATTGATAATGGCAATGTTTATCATTACTACACTAAAGAAGGTACTCAAAGTGTAGAAGATGCGTGGTTAACTGATGCAGAAGCAGCAGCAGATACTAGCTATAGTATGAATTATGTAACTATTGAAGGCAAGGGTAGTGTTAATAGATGGAAAACATACGAAATATTTTTTAAACCATCATTTATTAATGTTAATGTTACCTTACCTCTCTACGGTGCATTTGCAGTTTTAAAATCAAGTGGTGGTGGCGCATCTCAGCCTCAAACTGCTCCATATGCTTATTATTATGATGTCACTTATTCTGACATAGAATTAATTCCATTACCATCAAACCCAAGTTCGGGTAAGCAAGCAGTAAGTTCATATGATACGGTTGATTATATTGTTGAAAGTCCTAATAATTATAATTTTATTGAAAACAAAACCGTAAACTTTGGATCAAAAATAAGTAATACGGGGGGTAATAGGTTAATTGCTTTTGATGATGATATAACAAACTCAACTTATGCTTTATTTTTAGCTAATACAGATCAGCCATTAAAATCATGGTTAAATTGGAGTGATGGAGTTTATAGTGATAAAACACTACAAATGCATTTAGCTATGTCTTATATGTATTTATATTACAAACCCGTACGAAGAATTGAGGGTACACACTATGGGAATATGAAATATGGTGATTTATTGGTTGTAGATAACGGACTAAATGGCTCTCAAGGTAAGTTTTTCCCATTAAAGGTTGTTTTTAATTTCAGAATGGCAAGAGTTGATTTTACGGGAGATGATTTATTAGATAATTCATCAATAACCATATCTGATTTCGTCACTAAAATAAGATATAGTAGTAAAAATACATCTCATATTGAAACTATTTCATAATTATTTGGAATTTTAGATAGTCTTTATTAGACTTGTAGCTGAAATATTTTTCACATAAAACAAACACGTATGAATAAATCAGTAAATGAAAAGCTATTTGCTCTTCAGAATGAGATAGGTGCTATTAGCAAAGATGCTAAAAACCCGTTTTATAAGAGTAAATACTTTGATATTAATTCTTTAATACATCAACTACAACCCTTACTCCAAAAGCATAGACTACTGCTATTACAACCAATTGAAGAATCATTGGTGTATAGTAAAATGGTTTGTGTAGATACGGGTGAGTTTGTTGTAAGTTGTATGAAGTTACCCGAAATACTTGATCCACAAAAAATGGGTTCTGCGGTAACATATTACAGAAGGTATACATTGGGTTCATTATTGGGATTACAATCCGTAGATGACGATGCTAACCTTACTATAGGTGCTGGTACAAAACCCGTAACAAGTAGACCAAAAAAGGAAAAACTATCAAAGGATAGATTTGACAAAGCAATTAGTGCTTACAAAGCAAATCCCGAAATAGTTAAAGACAACTTGAGAAACTTTGAGTTAGACCAAGTTCAAATAAATAAATTAAAATCACTTAAAATAACCTTATAATTATGGCAGATTTATATTTTGCAAAATTGAATCTTGAGGCATTAGAAGCCTTAAAGGATAATGCTTACAAGGGTAAGTATTTAGATGTAGCAGTATGGGTAAATGATGACTTAGATCATACTGATGACAATGAGAATTGGAAAGCAATTTCTATTTCACATGGTAACAAGAAGAAAGGTGAGACGGTTGTTTATGTTGCTAACGGTAAGAAATACGTTCAGCAAGAAACAATGCCTTTTTAATGTTTGAAATTGTTAGAGTAGAGAAAGATATGTCTAACAAGATGTATCATTCAGTTGGGACGGAGATTATATCTTCGTCCTATTTAAAAGGAGTGTATAAACACTCTATAAAAAGAGCAAGTGTTCCACTAGAATCAAATGATGCTTTAGTTTTTGGATCACATTTTCACGATATGTGTGAGTATGGTGTTGAGGAATTTAAGAATAAATATTCTGTCATTCCCGATGAATGCTCAAACAAGAGAACAAAGCTATACAAAGAGTTTATAGCTGATAATGAAAATGCAATAACTAAAGTGGATTACAAGAAGGTTAGTCTTATGTATGAAACCTTGAATAGTAATTTATTCTATAGAGATTTAGAAGAGAATTATAGTTCTTATGCTGAGTATTCTTTTTTCGCTAAGAAAGATGGATTAGATTTCAGAATAAGACCCGATAAGTATTACTCATATGATTCAAAGATAGTTTACGTGGTTGATTTTAAAACTTGCCAAGATGTTACTAAATTTAAGTTTGATGTTAACACATATAATTATGATTTACAAGCAGTTTTTTATTCGGATGTCCTCGGTATTAATCCCTCTGATTTTTATTTTATTGCTATTGAAAAAACCTTTCCGTACACGACCCAAGTATTCGGCTTATCGGATCAAGCGATTGACAGAGGAAGAGCCAAAATGGATATAGCCATTGATAGAATTAAAAGGGGTGATGATGGTGTTGGGTATGATTTAGTCCATAGGATATGAAAATATTATTAACAAATAATCATTTAAATACTTTTGGTGGTTCTGAGAATTGGACATTTACGGTTTACTCTACTTTAAAGAAGTTAGGGCATTCTGTAGATGTCTTTTCTATTGATGTTGGTGGTGTTGGGACTCAAAGATTTGGTTCAGTATACACAACCATTCCCAATGTAACGTATGATTTGGTTATTGCTAATCATAATACTTGTGTAAAGATTGTCTTGGAGAAGGCTAAGTACTCAAAGCTTATTATGATGTGTCATGGTATTGCTCCGCATTTAGAACAACCAATTAAAGGTGCTGATAGATACATTTCTATTTCAAATGAAATTCAATACCATCTATTACTGATGGGATATAAAAGTGATGTAATACTAAATCCCGTTGATTTGGATGTTTGTTATCCTACCAAAGAATTAAACGAAACACCTCAAAAGATATTTGCATTGTGTCAGAACATAAACGCTCAAGAGAACGTAAAGTCTTTGGGATTTGAAACTGAATGCATACCTCCAACAAGAGATGCTAGATTAGCCATAAGCAATGATACGTTTAATGAGGCAGACATATGCGTTGGTCTAGGTAGATCAGCTTATGAGTCATTGGCTTGTGGTAGATGTGTTATTGTTTATGATGCTAGAGGATACAACGGTGATAAGTACGATAGTATTGTTACTAGAGAGAATATAGGTGAGATGCTAAGAAACAATTTATCGGGTAGGAGATTTAATAAATCATTCAATAAAGATAAAATTCTTAATGGAATTGAGAAACTATATAGACCAAATACAGATTACTACAGAAGTATAGCAGAGGATTACTTTGATGCTAAAAAAATAGTAAATCAAATATTACAATGAAAGTAGCTATAACAAGAGTTAGAAATGAAGAGGTAATACTTAAATCTACATTAGATAGATTATCATATCATTTTGATTGTGTAATAGCATTCGATGATTGCTCAACAGACGGTACTAGAGACATTCTAAGCGAGCATAAGCTAGTTAAACGTGTAATCACAAGTGATAAGTGGGAAAGTCGCTCAGAAGTCCGCAAAACGCTTGAGACAACTCAAAGGCAAGACCTATATGATTATGCAATGCGTAAGGAGGAGGATATTGATTGGATGTTGTATTTTGATGCTGATGAACATTTTTATTTTGATGAGATTAATTGGGGTTCTAATTTCAGTTATTTCTTTAGATTGTTCGATGTATACATAACTCCCAATGATGTAGATAAACCATTTATTGATAGAGAATATATTGGATGTGAGTATAGGGATATTCCAATGTTATTCAGACCAAATTCTAGAGTACACTTTAATAATCGTGTTCCATTGGGTATTGATCAATTACAAATGATTGGTGGAACGGTTAAGCATTTTGGTAAGGGAATATCTGTGGAGCATTGGGAGGAGACTTGTGATTATTATATTAATCATTTGAATGAGAGAATGCCTAACGGAGAAGATATTTCGACCAAATGGAAAAAAAGAAAGGGTAAAGCAATCCATGATGGTGTATCTGATTTTGGATTACCATTGATTAAGTGGGATGATAGATACACAAGTGAACATATTATTAACCTAAACAAAGTGTACAAATGAGAATAGATTTATTGACATTTTATTTTAACGATGAGGATTTCTACGGAATGGACTTGTTGAGTATTAGAGGAAAGGTATTGCTAGGAATTAGCTACGATAGTTTTTTTAAGAAATTTCACTTAGAGTTATTCTTTAAGGTTATTAGATGAAAACTCCTAAGACAAGGAATAACGGCACAATGACTGAGGCTGCTTTCTTTGGATGGATTAGATCATTACTAAGGAATAGATACATGAGAGGCTGGAAACCTCACAATGAGGCTGCTAAGGATAATAGAAGACCTATTACTTATAAGAGTAGATCAAGATGGGAATATCAATGCGCTGATTGTAATGATTGGTTCTTGCGTAAAGAGATTGATATAGACCATATAATACCTTGCGGAACGCTAAAGTCATTTGATGATTTAGCCGTGTTCTGTAATAGGTTATTCGTTGAGAAAGATGGACTGCAAGTGTTGTGCAAACCTTGCCACAAAAACAAAACACATGACAAAAAAACTGATTGAACATTACTTTAAACATTTCAAAGAGGATAGCTTTGTTAACCTAGTTTTAGAGGGTAATGAGATATTCGCAATAAATAAAGTAACAAATTGTAAACAAATTTTTGTTAATTCAGCTGAAAGTATTAAGATTACGGACAAGAAAGATTTAGAAAAAGTTAAAGATTACATTTATGACCGAACAAAGTTTTAAACAAAAACACCAACCAACAAAGGCATCATTGATTTTATTTGATAGCCTAATACATAAAAGAATACATCAGTACGATACATTGGAGGAGGCTTACCACATGAATAGATATGATTGGATGGCTAAGACCAAGTGTTATCTTCCAGCGTCTTATTCTGCCTATAGGGCAAAAGTCACTAGGATGACCCGAAAGAAGTCTACGGGTGTTAGAGCAAATAGATCAGCAAAGAATGTAGTTAAGTTCTATAGAGAACTTCAATCATGATTGATAGCTTTCTAGAGAATATAGATCATCTCCACAATGTGGTGGTGATAAAGACCAATCTACCTCAGAAGACCAAAAAGGAGATTGTAATGACGATTCAATCAATGAAGAGGAGTCTTTCTCAATATGTAGAAAGTAATTCATTAACGGACTTAGATGGTGTTAATGATGATAAATCTGATTTTTGGGATTGGCTGAATCAAGGTAGCAATGCTGAGACAACACATATCAAGGAATATGATAGAATGTTTAAGTGGAAATATGGATGGGTAAATAGTTGGACGGGATATTCAAATGAAGGAAAGTCTTCTTGGTTGTATTTCTTAATTCTAATCAAGCTACTACAAGACCCAAATGCCAAAGTAGCCGTATTCTCACCCGAGAACTATCCTAGACATAAGTTTGTTAAGGATTGGGTTAAGACAATGCTGGGGTGCGATCCAAAGTACTCCACTAAAGTGAAATGTGATAGGATGATAGAGCAATTCAATGATAGATTGTTTTATGTATACCCCTCAAATCACGACATAGAAAGCATTGAGAATCAGTTTAAGACGTTAATAAAGATTAATAAAGTAAACATAACGGTTATTGATCCTTTCTTAAAGGTGAGTAAGCCTACTACAATGAATGATTTACAATATCTGACATCGTTTATTAAGAGACAAGAGGTGTTTGCCAAGCAATTTAATGTAAGCCATCATGTGGTTTATCATCAGCTAACTCCGCAAATTGACGAGACGGGTAATTACCCCGAACCCGATATGTATAAGATAAAAGGTGGTGGATCAATAACAGATGGCTCTGACACGGTTTCTTCTGTTTGGCGACCTTACAGAAAGAGTGAAGAGGAAAATAAAAGTGTAATGATAAAGACTCAAAAGGTAAAGGATTTCGATGTTTTTAAGAATGGATATATAAAATTGGATTATAATCTCTCCAAAAACAGATACTTTTTAAATGGAATCGATATCTTTGAAGACTCAATTAAAAAAACGCATAAGAATGAATTATTTTAATTATGAAAACATTATTAAGCATAATGGCGTTAATGAGTGCTATAGTAGCACCTAATGCCACCATAAACAATCTCTGCGAATACACCATAACCATTGAAAAATACCAGCAAATAGACTCAGTTGATCACTTACTTGAGAGTATAATCCTTGTTGAGTCAAATGGGGACTCTTTGGCGGTTGGTGATACTCATATGGATACCCCAAGCATAGGGTTACTCCAAATTCGTAGAGTTATGGTAAAGGAAATCAATAGAATTTTAGAAAAACAAGGTAGTATGTTACGTTATTCATACTCGGATAGGTGGAGTGCGACCAAATCCGTGGAGATGTATTATATTTGGAAGGAATTTCATCATCAAGAGTCTAGCGATGAAACAATTGCTAGGAATTGGAATGGAGGAACTTACGGATATAAGAAGAAAGCAACAATCCAATATTGGGCAAAAGTTAAAAACAATTTAAAAAATGCACAATCCATTTGAAAATAATTTAATTATAATAGAAGAAATAAGAGAGTATTGGTCATGTGTTAATTGTGTTGATGATGCAAACGTAGCTATTATGGATACATTGTTAGGTGTTTTAGTTAAGATAAATAATAAGTATTCTGAGGCTTTTGTTGAAGACCAAATTAATAAAATAATAGATAATGAATAGCATAGGATTTTATCCACCAAGGGGTGTAGACGGTGTTTTGGTTGATAATCTATCAGAACTACCTAAAACTGCCAAAATAGAAGACTTTAATGAGTTTTTTAGGCTATATATTGACCATGAAAATGTTAGGTATATATATAGAGTAAAGAATCCAATTAGTCCACTTTTTAAATTACTATCAAAGATTAATGATTAAAGCACCCAAAGTAACACCATCAGTAAGGGTTTTTAGACCAAATACTCTTAGAAAGAAAACGAATGGTATTGTTATTCACTCTATGTCTGAGAAGTTTAGTGGTAAATCTGCATCAGAGTTCTTGCAAGATATAGGATTAAGTGTTCACGCATTTATTCATGTTGATGGTAGAATTGAGTTAGCACAAAAAGAGAACTATAAGGCTTATCATGCTGGTAAGAGTGAATGGAAGGGTGAGTTAAATCTAAACAACACATTCTTAGGTGTTGAATTACTAGTTAGGCATAGTTACGCTAATAACCAATTCGAATCCTTTAAAAACACGGTAATGAATACTGATTGGGTAGGCTCAAGGCAATTTGATTCTTTGATTTGGTTGTGTAGGAAGTGGTCTAAGGAATATGATATAAGTCTAGAGAATATTGTCAGACATTCAGATGTTAGTGGTGATCACGTTAGAGGTCAGAATAAAGGTAAGTTTGATGTTGGAGATGGTTTCCCTTGGAAATTATTTCAAGATTATATGAAGGGCAATGGACTTGCCGATAATTTTTAGTAATGAAGTTTGGAAAAACAGAGAGGGCAAATTTATTTTTATTTCTATTGCACATACTTTCTGTTTTAATTGTAATATCATTTATAATACTATCAATTAAATATGCGATTTTTAGTTTGCGTTAAGTCTGAGTATAATGCTATAAGTTATCACAGATTAAAAAAGCCTTTTGAATATCTACAGAAGGAAGGACACCATTGCGACTTTATAGAGAATTTCACTAATGATGTAGTCATTGATGGGTATGACTATTTTGTTTACAATAGAAGTATTGGATATGGTGATGCTGATTTTGGTCTTATTGAGAAGGTAAAAGCAGAAGGCATTAAGGTGATTATTGATGTTGATGATCTATGGGAACTGCCCGAAAACCATCCTATTGTTTGGAGGGATGATGTAGATTATAATGAGTGGAAGAACAACTTCCTAATGAACATAGCCTTTGCTGATTATGTATGGACTAGTACAGAATATTTAAAAGCAATAATAGAGGATCATTTCACCAACAAACCCGTGATTGTAGCTAAGAATGCTATTGATCTAAACGACCCACAATGGGCAGATAGGAAACTTAAATCCAAAAACAGAAATAAAACGGTAATTGGCTATGCTGGTAGCACAACTCATTATGGTGATTTAGACCAAATGAAAATACCATTTAGAAGGCTTAATAATAATAAGATTTTTCGTAGAAATATGGTTCTCCAATTATCGGGTGCTGACTTTGTTACTCCTTATGCTAAAAAAGTGTGGCATCATCAATTAGGAATATTTACTGACGATGGTAAAAACAAAAACGTATTTATTTCGGGTGGTGTTAGAGTAAATCAATATGCTAGATTCTTTGATCAAATGGACATAGTTATTGCCCCATTACTTGATAATGATTTCAACAGATGCAAAAGCGAGTTAAAAGTGCTAGAGGCTGGTGCAAAATGGCTACCATTTATTGGATCAGATATGGTAACATTCTCAAGAACGGGAGCAAACATTGATTTATGCTCAAATGGAGATGAATGGGTGGAATCAATACTAGAACTAAGCCTTGATAAATCTCTAAGAGAATCCCTTGGAAAGGAATTGGGTGAGTATGTTAGAGATATGTATAGGATTGATAAAGAAAATCAAGCAAGACTAAGTATTTTATGAAATTAGGAGAGTATTCCGAGTCTTTATTCGCTACGCATTGCATGGAGAAGGGATACATCGTTTCTAAGCCATTTTCACATTACACAAGGTATGATTTAATCATTGATGTAGATAATGTCTTACATCGCGTCCAAGTGAAGTCTACAGAGTATCTGAAAAAGAAAGACAATCAATGTCATGTTAAAATTGATTACACAAAAGATGAGGTGGATTGGTTTGCTATTTATTTTAAAATATTTAATTCTTGGTATGTGCTACCCATTGAGGCAGTTGAGGGTATTAATCATTTTTCAGTAAAAAAGAATTATAAATCAAAATATAATATTTTTAAAGATAATTTTGGATTTGTCAGACATGGTTTTTAGATTTGAGTATTATTAATACTTAAATACATGATATGGATACAGACCAAATATTAAAAGAATTGTTTGAATCGTTTAATCCAAAACCTAAGACTAAATGATTTGTGCAAATTGCAATAAAGACTTTGAAAAAAGTAAGGAAGAGGGAATAAATGGTAGAGCAAGGAAATATTGCTCTGTTAAGTGTAGAACCGATAACCAAAATCGCATTCATAAGCTTAGAAGGGTGGATAAGAGTAAATATCCTAGTTCTAGGCAAGTTGATAGCATTGTTAATAGTTACTCTAGAGACGTTATTACGGTTAATTATGATTGGGTGTTCTCCAATAATGTTTTAGATTGGTGTTCTTCTAGAGACTCAAGATTTAGAAACAATTATAAAATTAAAAAATCAAATGAAAGAGAAAAAGAACGACAAGAAACAATTTAATCGTAGATTGTATCATATGTTAATTGCGGAATCAAACGCAAAGAAAAATAAGGCATTGGTTACCTTAGATATAATGTCTAATAATCCCGTTGGTATTGGTGATCACTCTACTGATGACTTCTATAAGAATGCAATGGAGGCTATAAGAAACCTAGCTGATGCTGAAGATGAGATGAAGGCTGCTAATGATTATTTCATTGATAATAGATACAATTATGATTAAGAATTATTTCTTAATAGATAAGAGAAGGTATGGCAAGAACTTAATCATGTTCTGTCGTACCATTAGGGGTGTGTTCTGTTATGATCACGACAAGCTATATGACAAGCACATAGACCATCTAGACTCATTGGATTGTTGGCATAAGTACGGTAGGTATACAAAGACCTATGGAATACCTTATCCAATGAATTTAGATTGCGAGAACATCCTTCAGTACTAAGAGGGATACGGTGGGGGGATACCGTGGTTCATTTTCTAAATGAGAATATTTTTACCTCACTTTCAAACGGGTTTCCGAATTAAGGAATACCTCTACAAAAACCACTAAAATTTTAAGACAATAATGCTACACAAATGCATTGAATATTTAGAGGGAAATCGTAATTGGTTTCCCTTTATTATTTTAAAAATAAATCTAATTAATTTCTAGACACAATTCTCCGTGTATTCTGTAGGAAATTTAGACCAAATTTATAGCCACATTCTAAGGGATAATTCCATACACATCTGCTGGTAATCTCCACTAAATAATGAGATGTTTTTGCTCAGAATATCCTCAACAAATCACTCAGTTTTATTTCTTATTTATTTAAAATAATTATTTATTTTTTTTAAAAATAATTTTTATTATAAAATATTTATTATAAATATTCAGACCAAATTGTAGACCAAATTCAGATTAAGTTCAGACCAAATTTTTAGACCAAATTTATTCTGAGATTTGGGTTTTGGCAGATGTTGATAACTAATATGTCATTGTTGAAAACTTTTTAAAAAAATATTTGTTATTGTTATTTTTATTTCTTATCACGTGCGCACGTTCTTTTACATGTCATTGATTTATAAAGAGTTATCCACATTAAATATATATTTCAATTGTGGAAAACTTTTTCTTAATTGTTGGCTGCAATAGTTGCATATTAATTATGTAATTCGTAATCTTACATATGGAGCGCAGCGAATGTGCCGAAATACTAACAAAATTAGCAAATACTAAAATTAATAGCATTATGAGATATCCAATTAAAATACAAGACGTGTTAAAAAATGACATCATCTATAAGACATTAACTAGCAAAAAAGAGTTTTTAAAAGATAGCTTTTGCAGATTTGAGCGCAAATATTGCGCTACTGATTACAACGATATTGGCACATATGCATATTTTAAGAAAGATAAAATAGTTTTTGTTGAATACGATGAAAGCTATGAAAAGAAAGGTATTTTAAAATGCGCTGAATATTCAGCAAAACCACTTAATTATTAATTAACCTAAAAAACAAGATTATGAAAAACGAATTAACACGGATGGAAAAAGCAATAATTTTAAAATCAGTAAATGAAGTAATGACTCGAAATTATAAAGCAAGTGATAATGTTTGGTATATCGACCAGCTAAATAATATTATTAAAAAATTAAATTTATCCAATACGCCCGATATTTTTTATGGTAATGGATACGCGGAATTATACGATGGGTTTAATTGTAGAAATAGGTAAACTGATGAGGGATAAATTCCCGAAACACGGTGATTTATTGCCGTGTCTTTATCAAATTTTAAACATAAATTTTATACACCATGAAAGAATTATTATTTACTTCAAACAAGATAGAAACCATTACAAATGTGGTTTGTTTTACCATCGGTTGCACATTGATTGTAACCCTATGCGCTGCGCTCATTTACGGTCTTTTAAACGGGTCATTATGATATTATATATACTATTTGCAATATTCATCATTACGCTTGAATATTTAGCACGTAAAGAGGAAAACAATAATAAGAATTATTATAAAAAACGTAAAAAATAGAAATCATGAAACAAAAAATATATTTTACTAAAAATGATTGTTTACACGTATTTAGATTAGGCAAAACAAGCAATAAAAAGATATCAAACGACAAAGATAAAATAGTTCAGTCTTATACGTTTAGCCTTGATCAGTTTAGATACATTAATACATCTTTAAGACATTCTTTCAAAATTGATTTTAAGCATTTTTTTTCACTTGATAAATCTAATTGTTTAGATTGTCCTTTTTCCGTAAATACATCGGGCAAAGTTGGTTTGTGTTATACTCATAAATTTATGCAGTTTAGCGGTTTTGTGTCTATGTTAAAAAGTATATGTAAAGAGATAGACGGCAATATTGAAAACTTAACACCATACAATAACAATCATAAAAGAGATTTGTTAAAAATGTCTTTTAATAGGTTTGTGCGTTTTGGCTCATATGGTGAGCCGTCCTTACATCCGCTTGAATTGGTTGAAAGTGTTTCAATGGTTGCAAAGAATTGGACGGGATACACACACCAATTTAGAAAGCGCAAAGAGTTTGCACCGTTTTTTATGGCTTCCGTACATAATGACCAGCAAGCAAAGACCGCAAAGGATGTATATAATTACAGATCATTTATCAGTTATAAAGGCGAATTAATTACTGAGGCTGTGCAATGTCCAGCAAGCAAAGAAGCTGGCTTTAAGTCCGTTTGTTCTTTGTGTTCTCTTTGTTCGGGTAATGACGGCAAAGGGGTAAAAGATGTTAAAATAAACATTCATTAATGATAGCTTTATTATCCTTATTTGTTTTATGCGCTTTGCTGGCTTTCTATTTATTAAAGAAAGAAAGCAAAGAAGCATTAACAAGGCGAACAGAAATAAGCTTTGACCAATCAAATGACGATACTTTAATCTTTCATCTAGATTTTAATGAACAAAAAGACGGATCTTTTATTGGTATTAAATATATCAATAGCGCTCGTTTTGGTATGGTCAAAGTAACTGTTTACAAAGGTGTTCAATACAGTGACAACGGTCTAAACTACATCGAAATAAAGAAAGGTACAAATGTTGTGTCATTGGATGAAATGACTGATAATGATTTAATATTAATATTTACATTAATTAAAAAAACATGAAACAAGAAACAAATAACAAATTGAAATATATGATTTACAACAATGGTTATATATTTATCAAAGAGTTTGAAAGCTTAGATAATTGTAAACATTGGTCAATTAATCATCTTAATCAATCGAATGAAATAATAATTAGAATGGTTTACGGATTAAATGTTAATAATAAAATAATTATTAAATAAATAAACAAGCTAATTAATTAAGCTACCTTTTAAGGTGGCTTTTTTTATGCCTATACGGGTGTTATCTATTATAAGGCTGTATAAGACGTTTAGTTTGTGTTTGATATGATTGCACTATTAAAGTAATTGAATTGATTAGAACGCGTTTAAATAGCATTGATTGATTGATTGAGTTTAATTTGTTCTTTGGTTTGTTTTGGTTTGTAATTGGTTTGATTGATTTACTTTTAATTGGTTTGATAGGGTTTAGTGTATTAGAACAAACAGAAATATTCACAAAAGGAACACAAACAAACGACCTAACAACCGTTAAATATTTGTTATATAACATTCATTATGTTAAGTACATCCCCTCCCCTATCGATTACCATGGCTTTGACGGCAATTTATTGATTTTTAGGTGTGGGTATCACCATAAGCAGTTTTCTCTCAAATCGATTTCAATCTTCTCAACACCAAAATTTTTTTCATAAAATTTAAAGAATTTGTTTGCTTTCAAGAAGGTAAGTGGTTATTTTTGTGAGATGCAAGAAAAATTAGACCAAATCAAAGAATTAGAGAGTTCTCTAACGGGAGATATGTTTCACGATGCTGATATTCGATATAGGATTCATTCTATTCAGATGGAAGTCAATGGGACAAGTATTTGCTCTATTGATGATCCCGAGTGCGAGGCTTGTGGTAGCTAGTTAACTTGCTGATAACCAAATGATTATATAATGTATGAGGTTGCTATTACAGAGGAGGATTTAGTTAAGGCTAGAGGTCGTTATGATTTCATTAATCTTAACAACTCAATCACTAATGGTGCTAGTCAGTTATATGGGGCAATTGGTGAGGTGATGATTTTGAAGTTTTATAAGAATAGGCTTAGTAGTTTAACTGAAGACCAATTTAATTCTTTAATTGTCGATGAATCCAGCTATGATTGGGATTTGATTATAAATGATAAAACTATTGAGGTTAAAACTAAAAAAATCAACTTTCCTCCAAGAGAGGAGTATATTGTTAGCGTTGCTTGTTCAAATGCTAGTCAGAAGTGTGATTACTATTATTTTGCTATGGTGCATGATGATTGCACTAAGGGATGGCTATTGGGGTTTATGCGTAGAAAGGATTTCTTTGATAAGGCAACGTTATGTAAAAAAGGAAAGGTTGATCCTTTGAGTAAGGATAACAACTACATTGTAAAGGCTGATTGCTATAGCCTAAGAATAAGCGACATTACTACTAGAATCAAATAACATCATCGTATTCGTCTTTTCTATTGTCTTTGCTTGTATTAATATACAACTCACACCAATATTGAGCCTCTTCGTTAGTTCTCTTGAGGGTCTTATTTATTTTGTAGTTTACAAGGCAAAGAATTACCGTTGAGGTAAAGAAAATAACGCAGAGGGATGTTAAGTAGGTTATCATTGGCTATTGCTCGTTTAATACTATTATTTCTGATTTAACTTTCTCCCAATAGTTTGTGTTGTCGTTTTGTTTTATAATTTCATTTACAACGACAATTGCTAGTGATTTAGAGCATTCTACATTTACTTTTGAAATTTTATGTATAATGTCTATTGCTTTTTCTTTTGGAGTTAGAATTTTCATTGGCTTAATTTATTAAGGCGATTATATTCATATATTCATATTAATATTTTGTGTCTGTTGGTTCTTGTATTTTTTGGCATTTGCCACATTGTATGTTGTTTATGTTATTTAGTGACCCACATATAGAGCAAGACCAAATAATGTCTTCTTTTTTAGGCTTGGTCTCCATAAATAGCCATTCTTTCTTTATCATTGGTTTTTTATTTCAAATATTTTCTTTTCAATTTCTTTTAGCTTTTGCTCCATACGGACAATTTTGACATTGTCGTATTCAATTTGCTTAATAATGCTTTTTTTCAGCACTTCTAATCCTTCTAATTTCATCTATCAATCCTTTCATGGTAAAACATAAATTCTTCGTCTAAATATGATAACAACTCAAAATTACTCAAAGTTGCAGCATATTCTACATCAATTGATATTCTAGGATATTCTAGAGTAAAATCTAATAAAGGTGTGTCTGATTCAATTATATATTTTTTCATAAATCCACTTCGTTTTCTAAGCAATTTCCACATATGTCTGAAAAATTGTGATCTCCTTTAGATATTTCTCTAGAACACATTTCACAATAATATTGATTCTCTTTTAAGTATAGAGAATAATAGATTAAAACATCATTCAGAGCAATTTTTAAAGTTTCCTCTGTATATTCTATACTAGATTTTTCCATCCATCTAGCAATAGATTTTAACGTGTATATTGATTTTTCTTTGTTTTCCATTACGCTATAATTAAATTTTCTGACACAAAATTTTTCATTTCTTCTACTGAAGCACGATTTCTAGCGTAATTAGCAAATAAGGTAGTTAATACAACATTGTCTTGATAATATCCTCTATTATTATCTAATCTGTCTATACTTGGTGATTTAAGAAAATCTTGTCTAGTAAAATCAATATCAATACCAAGCCAATGACATTTACTTTTTTGTTTTTTCCTTAATTTTTGTAAAAACTCAATAGTAATTTCTTTACTAAAATTTGGGTTGTGTCTTGGTGTTGAATATTTTCTTTTTTTAAATCTAACTGAATTAGTTACGTGCATCTTAGTTTTGGCTATTCTTGCCCACATTTCATCATTCATTTTAGATAAATAAATTGGATCATTTTTATATTTTTCTTTAAGTTTTTTTGCTACTTTTTTTATGTGTTCTTTATTGTTTTCTTGCCAAATTTTATCTTTTTCTTTTTTTGATTTAACCCATTCAGTATTATTTTTATTTTTAATGTATTGAATTTTGCTTTTTTCTATAAATTTTTCTTTATTATTTTCATAATAATATTCAGAATAGTTGGTTCTTTTCTTATATAATTTAGAAGATTTTTTGTAGCAATCTTTACAAGAAGTCATATGTCCATCGGGATATCCCTTTCCCTCACGTTTGTAAAAATCATTAAATTCTTTATTTTTTTGGCATTTATTACATTTTTTCATGGTGTTTTTATGTTTGTTTATTCAAATAAACACAAAGAAATAATAAAAAACAAATATTTCTTTTTATTTTTTTTATATAATAAATAATTTTGCCCATTTCTTGTAACAAATAAAACATTAAATATGTTACGATAAAAGCACTCATTAATGTCTTTTTTATACTTTAATGACTTATTATTCATTCATTTGAGTATCATAATACAACTAGATTAATAGATTAGAGATAAGGATGGTAATAAAAAACAAATCAACCCCCTACCCCCTAGAAGAGAATTGATCTGTTAGCTATTACCGTAATAC